AAGAAACAAATAAATAACAATAAGAAAACATACATCTTTAAGGAGAATTACCAATGGCACTATGGGGAAAAACAGACGAGCTAGCTTCCGTACCGAAATGGTTGGAAACAGATGCTAATAACACAAACGCTTCAAACGATGCTGATAACGCAGTATTTGTTGACGTGACCGAAGCTGGTGTAGCTTCTAACCGTGCAAAGGGTCTTAAGACTCCAGGTTGGAATCTATATAGCAATGCTGGCGGCCGTCATCGTTCAGAAGTTCTTGTAGCAATGAAAGTATCTGCTGCAGATGCTGGTGATATTGGCGTGAATGGCGAAATTATTGCGTTTACCTCTGCGTTACCTGCAGTAACATACGTTATCAGATCACTAGGCGATGTTGTCTGGGAAACTTTTGACGCAGGCGGCGACAATTCACCATACGCAGTTGGAGATACATTTGTTATGAATAGCGAAACTGCTGTAGGTACAGGCACAGTTCAAGCGGCTGGCGATGATTTAGTCGTAGCTGACGCTTAAGAGATATAATATAATATGATATTAACAGAATCAACCTTTCTGTTGTTTGCGTCTAAACATTATGATAATCCTCAGTGCTCTGATATTGTAGAGTTTGAGGAAGATTTAAAGCGATTCCAGTACCTGCGCAAGCTTTTTGGCAGGTACAGACAAGATGCGGACCTTAAGGAAAGGTTGATTCTTAATCACTTGATTATTATATATAATGTGTTTGGGCCAGCAGCAACAAATATGCTGTTTATGAAACTTCACGAGTTTCATGATTGTCTAAAACCGTTTGTAGAATACTTAAATTATATGCCTCAGATTATTCAATATGACGATGTAACTTTAAGTACAGATAATATCGATGCAGACGCATCCATAGAAGAATTACTCGAAGGAATATGACGCATGATCGTCGATCTATTTTTAGTTTATCAATTTATCCGTAGGTTAGCTACTCCATTTATAAAATGGGATGCTTTCAAAGAAGGTGTAATTGATAAAGATGGAAAAGTACTAATAAAGAAAAAAGATCGTGATCCTATACAGAGGAAGGCTTTTGGTCTTTTTGATGTGATGGTTGCTAATCTTAAGAAGCTATTAGGAAAAATTCCTGGTGGTAGTTCTTCAATAGCTTCATATGCTGCAGCGTTATTCTTAATTAAAGAATACAAAGTCTTTACAGATGAATCAATGCTTAATGAAGATATGACTGAAGAACAATTAGAAGAATCATTATCTATATTTAATGACCTATATGTCAATTATATCACACTTTCAGAAGCTGTCAACAAGAATATTGATATTAATCCTGAATTAGACGAAGAACCTACTAATAACGTAAGTAGCGGTAATATTGCTGGTATGGATGCTGGTCATATGACTAAGAAGGGGCAAAAGAAATGGACCTCTTCTAATACTAAATCTAAGAAGAAAAGATTAAGAGACATAGTAAATATTGGAGATCTTAAATGATTACATTACAACAATTCAGTGCAATGATTCCGAAAAACAAGGATGCTGAAGCTTGGTTTGAAGCTGCTCTTCCTATGTTTGAGCAATATGAAATCAATACACCGAATCGAATTGCAGGTTTCATGGCACAATGCGCTCACGAGTCATTAGACTTTACTGCGCTAGAAGAAAATCTGAACTATAGCGAAAAAGCATTAAATTCTGTTTTTGGTCGTTATTTTGGAAAAGGAAAGAGAAATGCTAAAGAATATGCTAGGAAACCTGAAAAGATTGCTAACTGCGTATACCAAGACGAATTCAGATCTTCACGTGGCGCTCTTGGCAATACCAACGCCGGCGATGGCTGGTTGTTTCGCGGACGTGGCATTAAGCAACTTACAGGTCGAAATAATTATGCAGCATTTGGAAAGACAGTTGGAATTACAGCAGACGAAGCAGCAGAATACGTAGCAACACCTAAGGGTGCTATGGAGTCTGCGTGTTGGTTTTGGAAAACTAACAAACTAGCTCGTTTTGCTGATGCAGACGACAATCTAGGGTTGACAAAGGCTATTAACGGTGGTACAATAGGGTTAGAAGATCGTAACCGCCGGTATAAAGATGCTAAGGCTATTCTAGGTGGAAGTGATATTCCAGTAACAAAAGCTACAAGCGCAAGCAAGAGAACATTACGAAAAGGCATGAAAGGTGATGATGTTGCAGAAATGCAGAAGGCACTCGGTATTGCATCAGATGGTGATTTTGGTTTCGGTACACTAACTAGTGTTAAGAAATGGCAGAATATCAATGGCTTAGTCGCAGACGGCATTGTTGGTCCAGCTACACAATCAAAGTTACTTGGTTAATAAATAGTACTACATAAAACAAATTAATAATCCAAAAGGAGAGAAACATGTCTTTAGAGAAAATTGTTGCAGAAGCAATGGCAGGGCGTCCACTAGAAATGAAAGAAGCCTTTGCAGAAGAAATCGAGTCACGCATTCAAGATCGTCTTGAGGAAAAATACGTCGAAATCATGGAAGCTAAAAAAGATGACATGGAAGACGAAGATGACATGGAAGATGAAGACGATGAAGACGATGAAGACGAAGACGAAGACGAAGATGACAAGTAAGTCGTTTTAATCTTATGCCTTCATTTTTATATGTCGGAATGATTCTCATGGTAGTAGCAGGCGGTGGCGCTTGGTACTACAAGTCTACTCAGGCTACTATCATGGAATTAACTGCTTACAATGCGCAATTAACTGCAAATGTAGAGCAGATAGAACAAGCCAATCAAAATAATATTAATACTATTGCTCAAATGGAAACAAACTTTGAAAAACAGCGTGAAGATTTTCAAGCGTTGCAACAAAGTTACAGTTTAATCCGCGAACAAAATAATCAACTTCAAAACAGATTAGGTAAGCACGATATTGGTGCATTAGCTGCAGCAAAACCTGCCTTAGTTGAAAGAGTTATTAACACGGCATCAAATAGAGCATTCAGATGCTTTGAGTTAGAATCTGGTGCACCTTTAACAGACAATGAAAGGAGCGCTACGAATGGTAAAGCATTTAATAGTGAATGTCCTTGGATTTATGATGATTTTATCACTCGCGGCGTGCTCGTCGAATCCAGTACAGCCACCAGCGAAGATAGTAACTAACACCGAATATGTCACACCACCCCAACCTATAGTAACACTACCAGATACTCTTGAACTAAAAGAGATAGAGTTTATTATTGTTACTCCTGAGAATATTGAAGAAGTACTCACAAATTTAAAAGACGATAAAGTTTTGTTTGCCTTAACTGCAAAAGGTTACGAGGATATTGCTTTGAATTTAAGCGATATTAGAGCATACATTCAGCAGCAAAACCAAGTAATTTTATTATATCGGAAAGTTTGGGATGAATAAATAATAGCAGATAATAAATTAAAAGTATAAGCACATTAACCTTGTAGTATTTTATTAGCTAAAATCTGCAAGGTTTTTTCGCTTTAAACGGAGAGTATCGTGACTGACCAGAATAATAGTTTGCAAACGGATGTTGCACTAATTAAAAAAGACATTAAACAAGTCGAAAGATTTTTTGTAAAATTCGACAGCGCATTAAATTCAATGACTGAGATTGCCACTCAAGTTGCTGTACAAGGTGAGATACTTAAAAACACAGTTGAAAAACTTGATGGCGTAGATGAAAGGATTGCTTTAAACAAGAAAGAAGATTTAAGTAACTATAACATTATCAATTCAAGACTTGAAGAGTATCGTAAATCCGCGTATGCAGATCACGAAAAGCTTGCAGCGGAAAGTAGACAAAATCGTAAAGAACGTAACGAAGAAATTATGACACAACTTGCTAAGATGAACGGCGCTTTAGAAGCAAGACTTGTTCGATTAGACGATCGTATTAAGTTGCTTGAGCAGTGGAAATGGTACATTATGGGCCTCGGCGCAACTGTTATTGTTATCGTAACTAATATCGAATGGAGTAAATTTTTAGGTTGACACCTGATGCGTATTGGTGTATAATGTATCTATAACATTCTATATAATGTAATCATGTATTGACATCATAGCATTTATGTGCTATAATGGTTTTATGTATTGAACTTGTGGACACTTTATAATATGGCAGAATTTATTGATATTCAATTTGCTCAGATGCTTTCTGGTCGTCTTGATCACTTCAAAATAAAACATACAAATCCTTACAAAATCAACTTTCGTTGTCCTATCTGTGGCGATTCTCAAAAGAATCGTTCAAAGGCTCGTGGTTGGTTGTTAGAGCGTGATAACAAGTTCTCATATTACTGCCACAATTGTGGTGCAAGCCATAGCTTCAATCACTTTCTTAAAACAGTTGACCCTCTATTATATAATGATTATATTGCTGAAAAGTTTGTAGCAAACACAACTGTTAGAGATACCAAGAAAGAACAGCCAGTTGAGCAATTTAAAACTAGAGCTCCTGTGTTCAGTAAAGATCCCCTCAAAAAACTCAAAAAGATTAGTCAGTTAGCATACGATCATCCTATAAAGAAGTATATTAATAAACGAATGATACCTACTAATCATCACTATCGCTTATTCTATGCTCGTCACTTTATGACATGGATTAACGAGATTATTCCAAACAAGTTTGATCCAGCAAAAATCGGCAAAGATGAACCAAGATTAGTAATACCTTTCTTAGATGAAAACGGTAAAGTCTTTGGTGTGTCTGCGCGTGGTTTTAATCCTAAGGGAATCAGATATATAACTATTATGTTTGATGAAAGACCAAAGATCTTTGGTCTAGATAAAGTTAACTTAGATCATCCGTATTATATCGTTGAAGGTGCTATCGATAGTATGTTCCTTGAAAATGCTATCTCTATGAATGGCGCTGAAGGCAACGGCAACTCTGCAAATGAAAACGCAATTTATGTGTTTGATTCAGAACCCCGCAACAAAGAAATACACAAGCGTATGGAAAAAGTAATAAAGAATGGTTACAAAATTTGTATATGGCCTGAGAACCTACCAGGTAAAGATATTAACGAACTGCACTTGGCTGGATTAAATGTAGAAAAGCTAATTGAAGACCACGTATATCAAGGCTTGCAGGCAGAATTAAAATTTACATCATGGAGAAAAACTTGATTAGAGCTATATTAGCACATGACGCAAACTGGGGAATTGGTAAAAACGGTGATTTACCTTGGCCAAAAAATAACGAAGATTTAAAATGGTTTAAAGAAACTACATCTGGCGATGTAGTAATTATGGGCCGTAATACTTGGGATAGTCTACCGTTTAAACCTCTGCCTAATAGAACTAATGTTATTGTAACAACACAAGACATTAAAGGCGCGCTAGGTAATATTGTGGTAGATATGAGAAGTTTGTTAAAGATCCTGCCGCAAATAAAATTTGCAAATAAAGATATTTGGGTTATTGGCGGCGCTCAATTAGTTGAAGGGATGATGCCTTATATTGACGAACTCTGGCTGAATAACGTTCAAGGTGATTATAACTGCGATACTTTCCTGCCAAAAGAACAAATCACGGAGCAATTTTCTGCCGCATCTTGGGAAGTAAAAAGCTTTGGAACAATCACAAAATGGATTAAAAACGATGTATGATTACGAAAGATTACTACGTGTTATTATGGAGTCAGGCGAAGATGTAAATGACCGTACCGGAACTGGTACACGTTCTATTTTTGGTCATCAAATGCGGTTTGACTTGAGAGAAGGATTTCCTGCTGTAACTACAAAGAAGCTTGCATGGAAATCTGTTGTCGGAGAGCTATTGTGGTTCCTCGAAGGTAGTACTGATGAACGCAGATTAGCTGAGCTTACATATGGTAAACATCGGTCTGTGCTTGAAGATAAAAAAACTATTTGGACTGACAATGCTGATAACCAAGGTGTTGCATTAGGATATCCAAATAACCGGTTCTATAAAGAACTTGGTCCAGTCTACGGTGCTCAATGGCGTGACTTTAATGGACAAGGATTTGATCAAATTGAGTGGCTTATTAATGAAATTAAATCAAACCCAGATAGCAGACGACTAATCCTTAATGCATGGAATCCTAATCAGATAGATAAAATGGCGCTTCCGCCGTGTCACGTTATGTCTCAATTTAGAGTATACAGCGGAAAGTTAAGTTGCCAGATGTACCAAAGAAGTGCAGATGTATTTCTTGGTGTACCATTTAATATTGCATCATATGCTCTCCTTACACATATTATTGCACGCGAGTGTGGTTTAGAAGTAGGCGAGTTAGTCCATACTATTGGAGATGCTCATATTTACAGTAACCATTTTGATCAAGTAAACGAGCAATTATCGCGTACTAGCTTTGCGGCACCAACATTAAACATTGATGAATCATTTGAACTTTTATTTATTAATGAATATACTAATGATACAGTTAGTAAATTTACATTGACAAATTATCTTCACCATGATACAATTAAAGCTAAGATGGCAATATAAATAATGAACCAGATCAAGATCGATTATATTATAAAGGAAGAAGCATGATTCAAGTTACCAAACGAGATGGTCTAAAAGAACCATTGAACGTTGAAAAGCTTCACAAAGTGGTTTTCCACGCATGTGAAGGTATTACCGGCGTTAGCCCAAGCGAAGTTGAAATTAGTAGTCAGATTCAGTTTTATAACGGTATGAAAACTTCTGAAATCCAAGAGACTCTAATTAAAGCTGCAGCTGATCTTATTAATGAAGACACGCCAAACTATCAATTTGTTGGTGGCCGTCTAATTAACTACGCGTTGCGTAAAGAAGTATATGATGGATACGAACCAATTCATGTCCTCGAGTTAGTAAAGAAAAATATTCAACGTGGCTTTTATGATCAAGAACTCATTTCATATTATACTGAAGAAGAGTGGGATAAGATCAATGGTTTCATTAAGCATGACCGTGACGAAAGTCTAACTTATGTAGCAATGGAACAACTACGTGGTAAGTATCTTGTGCAGAACCGTGTTACTGGCGAGATATTTGAAACACCTCAAATGTGTTATATTCTTATTGCATCTGTATTGTTTCATAAGTACCCAGAAGAAACTAGACTGCAATACGTAAAGGATTATTACGATGCTATTTCTCTACACGACATTAGCTTGCCAACTCCTGTTATGGCCGGTGTTCGTACGCCACAACGTCAGTTCAGTAGTTGTGTTCTCATTGAAACTGGCGATTCTCTTGACAGCATTAGCGCTACTGCATCTGCCGTTGTAAAATATGTAAGCCAAAAAGCTGGTATTGGTATCGGTGCAGGATCAATTCGCGCAG